GGCAAGACTCTGCACCTGGCGGCCAGCCCGAAGGTGGCGCCGCGCAGTGCGCCTCCCCCGCCGTCGCGTGGCGGTTCGGGTATGCCGAGCTCACCCGAGGTATCAAATGATCCCGTCGCCGCATACCTGCGGGCCCGCGCCGTGAGCGAGACGTTCAAGGCGAAGACGGCGCAGTTGGAGTATGAGGAGCGCGCCGGCAAACTGATCCAGGCTACCAAGGCCGGCGAGTATGCCGCGAACTGGTCCGCGATTGTCGGTGATGCGCTGTCTGCATACCCCGATCGCGTGGCGCCGCTGGTGGCCGCCGCGAAAACGGAAGCGGAGATTCACCGGATCCTCGCGGGTGAAACGAACGCGCTGCGCCGCAAGATGGCGAAAGCCATCTCGGACGCGGGGTACTGATGGACACACCATTCTCGATGTACCAGGTTGGAGCGGAGGCCTTGCTGCCACCACGGGACATCTCCGTCTCGCAGTGGGCCGACGAGAATGTGGTGCTCACCGGATCCGGCTCGGCGGAACGGGGCCAGTGGCACACGAGACCGTACCAGCGGGAACCGATGGACGTCCTGAGCCCAAGCCACCCGTCGAAGCAGGTGGTGTTGATGAGCGCGGCCCAGATGCTGAAGACCTCGGTGATGGTTAACTTTCTGGGATACATCGCGGACGTAGATCCGGGGCCGACGCTGGCGGTGGAACCGCGATCCGAAGACGCCAAGGCGCTCTCGAAGGATCGCGTCGCGCCGCTGTTCCGCCACTCTCCGGCACTTCGCGGGAAGCTCGCCGCGGTGAAGTCGCGCGATTCGAACAACACGGCGATGCACAAGGTGTTCGCCAACGGCTCGGGGCACATCACCTTCACCGGCGCCATCTCGCCGTCCGGCCTGGCCATGCGTCCGATCCGGTATCTGTTGCTGGACGAGATTGACAGGTACCCCACCAGCGCAGGATCGGAGGGCGACCCGGTGTCGCTGGCGATGCAGCGCACCGGAGAGTTCGAGCACAACAAGAAGGTCATCATGTGCTCGACGCCGACCGTCGACGGCGAGAGCAGGATCCAAGCCGCGTGGAACTCGAGCGACCAGCGCGAGTACTTCGTGCCGTGCCCGAAGTGCAACCACTTCCAGATCCTGGTGTTCAGCGACGGCACCGACGGCGGCCTTGTGTGGCCGGAAGGTGAGCCGGAGAAGGCCGCCTACTGCTGCGAAAAGTGCCGGGAGCTCATCCCGCACAACCAGAAGTCCTGGATGGTAGAGCGCGGCGAGTACCGTCCACAGAATCCTGGGTCGCCGATCCCCGGGTTCCGCGTGTCGCAGCTGATCTCCCCGAAGAGATCCTGGGGAACCATCGCCGCGGAGTTCTTGGTCGCCAAGGAGGCGACAGAGACGCTCAAGGCATTCCTCAATACGGTGCTGGCGGAACTCTGGACGGAACGCGGGTCGGCGCCCGACTGGGAAAAAGTCTATCTGAGGCGCGAGGATTACGCCCTCGGGATCGTGCCGGCGAAGGCGTCGCTGCTGGTGGCTGGCGTTGACGTGCAGGACGACCGGCTCGAGGTGGAGATCAAGGCCTATGGTCGGGGTAAGGAGTCCTGGTCCGTGGATTACCGGGTGATCCAGGTTCCCGATCAATCCGGGCAACCGCTCAAAACGTCCTCGCCCGAAGTCTGGCAGGAGTTGGAAGCGTTGCTGGCGGTGGACTGGCCGTGCGAGTCGGGCGGCGCGATGCCCATCATGGCCATGACGATCGACTCGGGCTTCCGGCCGCAGATGGTGTACGAGTTTGCGGCGCGCCACCCGCAACCGGCGCACGGGCCAGCAGGCGACGCGATCGCTGCGCCGCGCACCGTGGTGGCCACCAAGGGCAAGCCTGATTTTCTGAAACTGATCGCGTCGGTGTCGCCTACGGACGCTTCGCGCAAGCGCCAAAACGTCCGGATCTGGCACATTGGCACGCACTGGGCGAAGCAGGAGTTTTACGATTGGCTGCGGATCGTGCTGCCAGACGATGGCACGTACCCGCCTGGATACCAGCACTACGCCTACAAGGATCAGGACTTTTACCGCGGGCTCTGCTCCGAGTCGCGGATCATCCGGTCCAGCGGCAAGGTGGAGTGGGTACCGGATAAGTCGATACGGAACGAACCGCTCGACCTGGCGGTGCTCTGCCGCGCGGCTGCGGCGGTCTGTGGAATCGATCGCTTCTCGGACGAGGATTGGGCGGCGATCGAGGGGAACATGCAGACAGACCCGCCGCGGGCGCCCCGCGACGATAAGTTCTGGGGTGAGCGCGACAGTAACTGGCTTGGCGGAAAGAACTGGTTCAAATGATCACCGCCATGGAAATGCAATCGATGCTCGATGCATTGAAGCGCGCCAAGTATGCGGGAGTGCGCCGTGTCCAGTTCGCGGATCACGTTGTTGAGTACGGCAGCATGGCCGAGATCGTAAGGGCCATTGTGGATCTTGAAGCCGAGATTGCTGCGCTCGCGAGCGTGCCGCCGCCTTCGTTCACGCTCGCCACGCACAGCAGGGACTAGATGAACGCCCTCGACAAAGTGATCGGTTACATCTCGCCCGAGCGGGCATATCGGCGCGCGCGGTTCCGCTCGGCCACCGAGATGTTCGCATATGACGGTGCGAAATCGGGGCGCCGCACGGACGGATGGACGGCGGCCGGCGGCGACGCGAACACCGAGGTCGGCGCCTCCCTGATCAACCTGCGCAACCGCTCGCGCGACTTGCTCCGCAACAACCCGTACGCCAGTAAAGCCATCGCCGAGTTGGTCGGGAACACGGTGGGAACCGGGATCGTTCCACAGGCGAAGACGGGGACGCCTGAGCTCGACAAGATCATCGACGCCGAGTGGTGCTACTTCGCCGAGAACTGCGACCCGGGCGGGCAGTTGGACTTCTACGGAATGCAGGCGCTCATCGTGCGCACCACCGCCGAAAGCGGTGACGGGATCGTCCGCTTCCGGCCGCGCCTGCCGCAGGACAATTTCCGGGTGCCACTCCAGTTGCAGGTGCTGGAGGGGGACTTCCTGGATATCTCCCGGACGATGGGTATCGCCACGGGGCACATCGTCCAGGGCGTTCAATTCAATCTGTTCGGGCAGCGCGAGTATTACTGGCTTTATAACTATCACCCGGGCGGCGTTTACATGCTGAATCCGCGCGGCGGGATTCTGAGCCAGCCCGTGCCGGCAGCCCAAGTGATGCATACATATTGCATCTTGCGGCCCGGCCAGGTGCGCGGCGTGCCTTGGCTGGCGCCCGTCATGTTGGCGATGCGGGATCTCGACGACTACCGCGACGCGGAGCGCATGCGGAAGAAGACGGAGGCGTGCCTGGCGGGGATCGTGACGCGTCCGGAGGGTTCCGGCGGCCTGCCGCTCGGCGCGAAGTCCACCGATCCGAAAACCGGGAACACGCTGGAGCGGATGTATCCGGGCATGATCGAGTATTTGAAGCCGGGCGAGGACATCAAGTTCAACGCTCCATCGCCAGCGGGCGGCTATCGCGACTACCTGATGACCGAGCTCCAGGGCATCGGCGCCGGCATCGACGTTCCCTATGAATTGCTGTCCGGGGATTTGTCCAACGTCAACTATTCCTCCTATCGCGCGGGCATGCTGGGCTTCCGTAACGCCATCGAGGCGTTCCGGTGGTTGACGCTGATCCCAATGTACTGCCGCCCGACGTGGCGAAGGTTCATAGACACCCTGGTGTTCATCGGAAAGATTCCCGAGGCGAACTATGGCGTGCAATGGACGGCGCCCAAGTTCGAATCCGTCGATCCGCTGAAGGATGCCATGGCGGAGTTGAAGCGTATCCGCACCGGCACGTTGACCCTGTCCGAGGCGATCGCGCAGAACGGCTACGATCCCGAGAAGCAGTTGCAGGAGATTAAGCGGATGAACGATCTGCTGGACGAGCTGCAGATCATCCTGGACTGCGATCCGCGCAAAGTGAACGACAAGGGCGTCGAGCAGCAGACCGTCGGCGGCGAGACAACGCCTGCGCCACCCGCGAAGCAGACTGCCACGGTGAAACATTCAGCCCGGCAGTGGGATTCGCCCACTCGAACCTACGCCTCGTAAATCTACAGCTACAGGAAGGAGTCCTTTATGCCCGAAGAAATCACGGGGACAGCGCCGGAGACTGCGCCGGTGGAGGTCATCGCTGCGGCGACGCAGCCAGAGAGCCAACTGGAACCCCCGGAATTCCAAGTCGAGCGCTTCACGGTGGCAGCGACATTCGCTCCTCCCTCGGCCAATGATGACGCCCGAACCATCGACGCAGTCTGGTACACGGGCGCCAAGGTGCCCCGCTTCGACTGGCGCAGTGGCGAGGAATACGACCTCATCCTCGACATGAAAGGCTGCCGTATGGATCGCCTGAACAACGGCGGTCCCGTGCTGGACTCGCACAGCGCGTACGGGGTTGAGAGTCAACTCGGCGTGGTGCGCAAGGCGTGGGCGAAGAAATCCACCGGCCTGGCCACAATCCAGTTCAGCAAACGCGAT